AGTCGTCTTGATCACAACTCCCCTGTGAGAGTCGTTGCTTAGGCGGCGGCTCTTTTTTATGTGCGGCGAAAGGAGGTGAGGTCGTGGCAAAGTCTAAGTGGCCTGATGTACAGGATAAGCTGCAAAGTGGATTGGTGGAGGCGTGGGCGCGTGATGGCCTCACTGATGAGCAGATCGCCCATAATTTGGGGATAGCGGTATCGACGCTGTATGCGTATAAAGCAGAGCATGAGGAGTTTTCAGAGGCCTTAAAACGGGGCAAAGAGGTAGTGGACTATGAAGTGGAAAATGCCCTCTTAAAACGAGCGCTGGGGTACTCATATGACGAAATAACGTGTGAGGCGGGCAAACCAGTGAAGGTCGTTACGAAACAGGTCGCGCCGGATGTGACAGCGCAGATATTCTGGCTTAAAAATCGGAAGCCTGTTGAGTGGCGGGATAAGCATGAGGTGGAGCATGATGGTGATCTGGTGATCAAGTTTAGTGGGGAGTTGGATGATTATGCCAAGTGAAATCGTCATTGAGGAGCCGAACGATAAACAGCGGGAGTTTTTCTTGGCGCGGGCGCGTTATGTGGCTTATGGCGGGGCTAGAGGCGGTGGTAAAAGCTGGGCGGTGCGCAAAAAGGCTCAGCTGATGGCGCTCAAGTATGGGGGCATCAAGATACTGATCCTGCGCCGGACGTTTCCGGAGCTGCGGACGAATCACATCTTGCCGTTGGTGGCTGATTTGCAAAATGTCGCGCGCTACAAAGAGGTGGATAAGACGATCTACTTTCCCAATGGCAGCATGATCATCTTTGGTTACTGTGATACGGATAAGGACGTCGGTCACTATCAGGGGCAGGAGTATGACGTCATTTTCATGGATGAGGCGACGCATTTCACGGAGTATATGTTTGATACGCTCAAGGTCTGCGTGCGTGGTGCCAATGACTTTCCCCGACGGTTTTACTTGACATGCAATCCGGGCGGCGTGGGGCATGAGTGGGTCAAGCGGCTGTTTATCACCAGACAGTATCGGGCCAGTGAGCGGCCGGAGGATTATCAGTTTATCAAGGCACTGGTGTACGATAACAAGGTCTTGATGGAGAAGGACCCGGAGTACGTGCGCCAGCTAGAGAACCTGCCGGATGGGCTGCGAGAGGCGTGGCTGGAGGGCAGCTGGGATGTCTTCGCTGGGCAGTATTTCCCGGAGTTTGATGCGCGGGTGCATACGTGTGAGCCGTTTGCCATACCGGCACACTGGCGCATTTACCGCACGCTGGACTATGGCCTGGATATGTTGGCCTGTTACTGGATCGCGCTGGATGAGGACGGCAACGGCTATGTGTATCGTGAGCTGTATGAGGGTCGGGATAACCATATGGGCGCAAATGGCAACGGTCATATCATTTCAGAGGCGGCAGAACGTATCAAGGAGCTGTCTGATGACGGTGAGCAGCCCTGGCTGACGCTGGCGCCACCGGATCTTTGGAACAGACGACAGGAGACTGGTCAGAGTGCAGCGGACATCTTTGCGGCCAATGGTGTGACGCTGACCAAGACGAGCAATGACCGGCTGGACGGCTGGTCCGCTGTCAAGGAGTGGCTGCGGGTGTATGTGGATGTGGATGGCTCTAAGCGGGCCAGACTGCGAATATTTAACACCTGCAAAAACCTGATCCGTACGCTGCAAGCGGTGCAGCATGATGACAAAAAGATCAATGATGTGGCCACTGAGCCCCATGAGCTGACGCACGCACCGGACGCGCTGCGTCATTTTTGCGTGTATTGGACGTATGCGTCAGATCGGGAGCAGTCGGTCAAACGGGTCAAATGGCCTGATGATTTATGGGAGGATTATTACAATAGCGATGAGGCTGGCAGGGCGGCGATGATCGAGCGCTTTGGCAGCCCTTTTCCCTAAAGGGCCTGACTAAAAAACAGTCAATGTAATGGGGTGATTAAATGTTTGGCAAAAAGCAGGATCGCTCTAAGCTGGATCTATGGCAGAGGCGTTTTGATGAGGCCAAGGAGGACGCCAGCGGTGAGATCGCCAAGATGCAGCGGCGCAAGCAGCTTTATGGAGGGGATAAGCATATTGCCACGCCGGCAGGGACGGATGCGGCTAAGCAGGCGTCAAGTGTGCGCAATATTGTTTTCGAGCTGATCGAGAGTCAGGTGGACAGCAATATCCCGACGCCTAAGGTGACGGCTCGGGATGCGCAGAATGAGGCGCTGGCGCAGGAAATCGAGGACATGCTGCGCAGTGAGATCGACCGGCTGCCTTTCGAGCGGCTCAACGATGAGGATGAGCGCACCACGCCTATGCAGGGCGGGGATTACTTTTTGATCGAGTGGGACGCTTCGGAGCGGACGCACACGACGGTGGGCGAGCTGACAGTGCGGCTGATCCACCCGAGGCAGGTGCTGGTGCAAAAGGGGATCACGGATTTCAGACAGGCAGATTGGGTGTTTATCATGCTGGCGCAGACCAAGGAGTACATCAAACAGCGCTATGGCGTGGATGTATCCGAGGAGGGTGAGGAGTATCCGGAGATGCGGGGAGATGACCAGTCTCAGTCGGATGATATGGTGACGCAGGTTATTTGCTATTACCGCAATAAAGAGGGAGGCATTGGGCGCTACAGTTGGTGCAATGATGTGGTGCTGGAGGATGTGGAGGATTACCAGGCCAGACGGCTCACTTATTGCAAGATGTGTGATGCTAAGGTGCCCTCAGGAGCGATTGAGTGCCCGTATTGCGGCAGTAAACGTCTGGAGACGCGCAACGAGGAGTACGAGACGCTGGATGAGGATATTGTGCTCTATGACGAGCAGGGGCAGGCGTATAAGCGCATCCCGGCTATGTCGCCGGTTCTTGACGAGATGGGGCAGCCTCTGACGCAGGTACAGCTGACAGGCTTTGACCAGCTGACAGGCGAGCCGCAGTACGGCGAAATGCCGGTGATGGAGCCGATTAAGATACCATTTTACAAGCCGGATATTATGCCTCTGGTGCTGCGTAAAAACGTGTCGATCAACGGGCAGCTGCTGGGCAACAGCGATGTGGATGCTATCGCCGATCAGCAAAACAATGTGAAGAAATACAATACCAAAATTGACGAAAAGCTGCAAAAGGGCGGGTCTATTGTGGTCTTGCCTAAAGCTTTACAAATCGAGAATACCGATGAAGAAATGAAAATCGTCCGGGTATCAGACCCGGCGCAGAAGGCTCAGATCGACGTGATCCCTTTGCAGGGGGATATTAATCGAGATATGGAGCTGCTCGAAAGCAACTACCAGTGGGCCCGGCAGACTATTGGCATCACCGACAGCTTCCAGGGGCGTAAAGACCCGACAGCGACGTCTGGTAAGGCCAAGGAGTTTGCGGCCAGTCAGTCCGCCGGCCGACTGGAGAGTAAGCGCGTGATGAAGCAGGCGGCCTATGCGGATATTTTTGAGGTGATGTTTAAGCTGATGCTGGCTTATGCTGATGAGCCCAGGTCCTATCGCGCCAAGGATAAGCTTGGCAATGAGGTTTATCGGGTATTTAACCGCTACGACTTCCTCGAACAGGATGCGGCGGGCGAGTGGTATTGGAACGACCGTTACCTATTCAGCACAGACTCTAGCGGCACGCTGGCGCAGAACCGTGAGGCCATGTGGCAGGAGACGCGTATGAACCTGCAGCAGGGCGCTTTTGGTGATCCGAATAACGTGGATACACTGATCATGTTTTGGACGCTGATGGCAGGCTTGCATTATCCTCTGGCTGGCGTGATCAAGGCCAATCTGGAGGAGCAAAAGAAGCAGCAGGAGCAGATGATGCAAATGCAGCAGCAACAGGAGATGATGCAGCAGATGGCACCGCAGGCGATGCCTCAGCAGCCGCAGATGCCAGTGGCAGACGGGCAGATGATGTGATTTGACGATGACCTTGAAAGGGGGTGGGGAGGATGGCGAATAAGTCTTATGCTGGCAAGGTCAGCAACAAGGGTGCGCAGGAGGTCAAGGCGCTGTATCCGCAGGGCAAGCCCAAAGGCGCGAAGGTGCAAAAGGGCGAGGATCTGCGCAGTAAAAAGAGCGGTAAGTAGTGTTTAGGCGATCGGTGATCGCCTTTTTTCTTTCGCAGGGAAAGCGTAAAAATCCAGAAAGGGTGGGCACTATGTTTGATTTAGATTTACAGCTGTTTGCTGAGCCGGTGGTTGATACGGCGGACGATATTGAGACGGACATTGACGACGGTTTGGATGGTGTCGATCCGTTTGAGGATGACGATGAGGAGGATTTTTGGGGCTTAGGCGATGAGGCTGATGAGGCTGAGGAAGCCGAGGGTGATGCCGATGCTCCGGAGCAGCCGGAAGAGGAGCAGGAGCCGCCGGCCGAGCAGCCGACGCAGACGCCGGAGATGAATGCTTTGCTGGCTGCTGCCCGCAGGCGGGCTGAGATGGAGGCGGCGGCCCGGGCGCAGCATGAGAAGGACGCGCTGGTGGCGCAGGCTTATGCGGGTCAGGTCAATCCCTATACGGGC